CTATTGAATAGATTACCAAATCCAAGTGTAATTGCTCTGATTGAACTATGAAATTCCATTATACGTTACCTATACTTCCAAATGGATTTGTTTCTGATAAATCAACCACCGCATTAGCTGCATCTGCAATAAATTTATTATCGTATGGTACATAGTTATCAGATATATTGATAGGATCAAATGCGATTAGATTCCATGTTGCATTACTTGTTTGACCATAAACAGGAAGACTATCTAAGAATTGTCCTGCAATACCTGTTAATGTCAATGTAGCAGATGGATAATCCCAAATTGTAACAATACCACTTGCATTTGTATTTGCAAATGTTCCGTCTGGAGATTGGAATGCAATTTCACGGTAGATAAAGTCACCGTTAGCAGTAGATGCATCCAATTGCAATGACATATTGTAAGCAGATTGTGCCACGTAATCGATCTCTGGTACTCCAGTATCCACAGCTTCTTGTGAATATTTGAATAGTTCTAAATGTAATTCGTAGAAGTACGGGTTCTTCCTACCCAATACAAACATATCTTTATTTGCCTGTACAAATTTAATTTCATACAGTTCACCTTTACCAGAAGAACCGGTAAATGGAATATAAATTAAATCACCTTCTCTTGGTCTATCCAATAAATTCTGGGGTATTCTTTGTGCAAATGTTCTTTTTGGTAACATCACAGAAAGTGAGTTTCTAATTTCTAAACCAAACTTAGAAAAGAATTCTTGTTCACCATCGTAACCAGTTGCATTAGATAGATATAGTTCTATTGAATATGCGGACGTAAATGATTTGAGTGGATCATCACCGTATAATAAATCACGTGACTGGTCATTATCATTATAGAGATAATATCCGTTGAAACCGAATTGTTGTACGGCTTCAAGCATTAGATCCTCAACTAAACGTTGTTCGGCTCTGTTATTGTAGAAATTAAAATAATGATTTGTTGCCATCTTAATTCATAAACCATTCCAAAGGTGCACCGTAGTTCGTTTCCATCTCTCTTTCTAGACGTTCAATTTCCGTACACGCTTCATCGTATGTTTCTTTGCCATTCAACATAACTCCACCTGGTAATTGAATCCCACCAAACTTCTTCATGTTTGCACCCCAAGTTCTTTTAATAAGTGCAGTTGTATATTCTTTCAACCAACGGTCACTCCAAACATACGTGTAACTATCTGGATTTATGGTGGCATAACATTCAGAAACAACCACATCACCTGGTCCTACATCTTGTTGCCAACTCCAATCGATATACAATCTTTGCATCAATCGGTTAAAACGAATAGGTACTTCACCAGTGAACATAATCTCTAGTGAACGTAAGTGTTGTTGTGTTAGTGTGTAGTTGATGTATGATGCTGATGTAAAGTCATACAATTCATTCAGACGTAATTGGTATCTCAAGTCAAACATATTAACATTTGCTTGAGAGTCATCAATTGGAAATATGCGAGACACACCAAGAATTGAAATTGAATTGTTACCACTATCAAGTGCCTGAGAGGCATCAAGATACATTTGTTGTTGGTCTTGCTGAGTGATATGATGAACCCAATAAACTTTTTGGGTGCCATCAAAGTGATAGTCTTGCCAATATTGGATGGCATCATCAATACGGTCTTCTATCTGATCGTCATCAACGTTGATTTGGATAGTAGGAAAACCCAGTCTGCGTAAGCAGTATGTTTTAAAATCTTGTCTATTTGTTATTGGACCTGACATCTTTTTCCCCTTTACTTCTATTTATTAGGGTTACCAGATTATGCCGGTCTTAGGAAACATCCATTGAAACTACAGTATCGACTATCTGAACCAATGTAAAACGGAATGCCGGAGTTTTGGGATCCATAAACAGACAAATAATCAGATACACCATTCATAAAAACAACTGTACTTATTGTTGAAGTTACCGCACCACCCATACCGCAATAGGCAAGCCTGTAAATTCCGACTTGTTTAAATAAAATAGTTTGTAATGTATATGTAGCGCCAGCCGATGTATAAATCATATTAGTTGCATTAACTTGATAATAACCAGGAACATTTGGAGCCCAAGACCAAGCTGGTGTGTAGATACCGTTCAAATACATCGGTTGGTTTGTTGGATTATAACAGTTACTTGTGTCATATTCAACTTGACTATATGGTAGTGGTACAACGGTAGCAGTTGGTACTTGAATTTGTATATTATTATAAGCACTAAATGCCGGCATCGTAGTGTTTGCTCTAGGGTAATTGAAAGTACCGGTTACAGTCAGGTTATTTGTAATAGTATTGGCGCCAACATATAAAGTATTGGCAATACTAACACCACCACCTGTTGTAAGTAACTGAGTGCCACCGACACTCAGTCCATCAGGTTCTAAAAAGACCTTGTTCAGCATTATGCTTGTGCCTCTGTCCAGGATATACGAGATGCAACGTTGGCTACTGTAGTACCTTGGTTTTGTGCAACGATTGTAAGAACGTCTGGACCATCTGGGTAGATGCTAGTTGATGCGTTAGCACCAATACCGCCACCTAGAATAGAATTACCAATGTCTCGAATCTTTGTCAAGTCAGCAGTAATAACAGAGAAGTTACCGCTACCAGCAGAGTTAACTGCATAGAAACCGTAAATAACTTCACCGCCAGATATTGCAACGTTACCAGTATGGTCTGCAACTTGTGCAAGAGAAGATGTGCCGTTAGCTAACTTAGCGAATGTACCTAAAGTACCACCGTTTGCAGATAATTGACCATTTAGAACAACAGTAATTAAGAAACTACCGTTTGCAACTACCTCAGCAGCTTGTGGAACTAACTGCATACGGTTGATAACTTCACGTGCACCTAAGTTACCTGTAATACCAGAGTCAACTGATGGTGATACACGAATCGATTGCAATGCAACGGATGCACCAGGGTAAACTGTTTGTTGTGGTTCACCGTTAACGAACTGTAGTGACAAGTCGGATTGGAAACCACCATCCATAACAATTGAAGTACCCCAATGTGATACTTGCGGTGCAAACTGAGGTGCATGTAAGTAAACTGGAATAACTGTGTTAGCAGAAGCCACGTTATGTATAGTTGCAGTTCCTGCCATCTGTACGAAACCTAATGCGTTTGCAGTAATAGTTGTTGATGGTGCTTGTGATAACTGAATAACGTTATTACCAGAACCGTTCAAGTTTGGATATACAGCGTAAACATATGTACCAATTGGTATTGATCCTGCACCAGCTGCAAAGGTAGTGTTATACACTTGCATACCAGGTTGAATAGCTGAAACAGATGATGATGTGTAAATGTTTGCAGTTGTTGGGAAACCTGTACATGTTAATGTTGTAGTTGCTTGACCACGGGTTAGACCGTTGAAAGAACTGTTTGCACCAGTAAAACTTGTATAGTTTACATATTCGTAACCACCAATTGGATCAGCAATTAACAATGTTCCTGCTGGTGGGAAATTAGACATATTGTATGTCAATGTATTTGCAACACCAATTTGTGTTTGTGCAGCTGTTGTGTAACCGTTCAATAATAGAGCTGGTGTCAATGTGTTAGTTTCATAACGTGCTGGCAAGTTACCAGAACGCATCCAAGCCAAATAGTTCAAGTTATTATTAACTACTTTATGGCAGTATTGTATACGACCGTCAGCAGCTCTCATACCAAAACGAATTGCACCTGCACCGTACCATGAATAGTCGATGTAGAACATTTGGTCTTTGGTCAAGTCTAGAATCATACCTGTTGGACCTGTACCGTCTAACTTATCAATGTTCCATTGATTTTGTGGAATTCTTTGGTCAATTGTCTTAGATATAATAACTGGACCGCCAGGTGTTGAACCACGATATGGAGGAGAAATTGTCATCTGGTTATCGGATTGAATATCCATAACACGATAAGTCATACCACGAATAACAACAAAATCGCCTGGAGTTAATTGTTTAGATAACTTAGGTTGTGTAATGTTATTAATTGAACCACCAGTTACGTTAGATGAGTTATTAGTTACTGTGAATACACCAGAGATTTGTGTTGTAGAGTAACGGCGAACTGCCCATAATTGTTGACCATCAAATTCAAAGAATACACCGTTCTGTGAATCAAACATACCCATACGGTTCTTAGAACCATACCATGATTGTGCAACGATTGCAACTACGTTAGATGCAGGTGATGCAGGTTGATTTGTAGTTGCTTGTGGTACTGAGTTTGCTTGATATGTAAATTGAACTGGGTTGATAACTGATGTAACTGGGAATGTACCGTTATATGCAGATTGATCAGCACCAGCAACTGTAACTGGTAAACCTGTTGTTACATAGTGTGGGAACTTAGTTGTTACAGTAATAAGTTGAGCACCACCACCGTTAACGTTAGCAGAAATGTCATCAACAAAAAATTGTGGCTTCAAAATTGTACCAGAAGACATTTGCATACCCTTACCGGATTGGTAACGGAAGTATCTACGTGTCTGACGAATTGTTTGTAAGTTGTGTGCTTGGTTACCTGATACAAATTGTACACCGCCATCAAATGCACGGTGAACAACTTGACCGTCTGGACGAGCATATACAGATGCGTTTGTTAGAGTACCAATTGATGTTGAGTTACCAGTAACAATAACAGAGAATGTGTTAGAGTTAGCAACTGTAGCAACTTGGAATGATGTATTAGGTGCATTTTGACCAGATGCAATTGTGTTTGCAAGGATGATGCCATCACCAACTTGTAGACCGTGTGGTTCTGTTGTGTTGATTGTAATTGTATTACCTGAAACAGTAGGTTGTTGTGTCAAGTTAAACGCAGAGTTAGAATAGAACTGACCGGTAAACGCCAATGTCAAAGATGGGTTATAAATTTGTTGGTTAGTTGAATTCAATAATGGGTAACGTGCAGTATACTGGAATGTAAATGCACCCGCATTGTTTGCTTCAACCAAGAAAGGACCGTTTGCACCAAAGAACAATGTATCTTGTATCTGAACTGGAGTGCCAGTTGCTGGAGGTGCAGATGGTGCTGTGTTAACCGTAACTGTTTGTGAAGTGATAGTTACGTTAGCAACGTTCAAGTTATTTGCTGGCAAGTAGAAGAATGTTGGACGATTGTTAGTCAGTAACAATGTTTCCCACTTAGTTGGTTGAAGACCGTATTCAAAGTCGGTATCAATTAAAGACTGTGGTGTTGATACTCGCATCTTACCAACTGGGTCATTGTATGACTCATCAGGTTGGAACACTTCATATGCTTCATCGATAGTTACCTGTAACTGATCAGTTGAACTCATTGTTGCTGTGTTATAACTCAAAACAATAACAGTAGCCGCAGGAATGTTATTAGTTGCCTGTGTATATGTCCAGCTAGTTGCAGTTAAAGTTGGATCGCTAAAGTTGTAAATAACTTTATTTGAAGTTACGTTAGTAATCAACAATAGACGCTCTTTAGGAATGATTCTAGGAATCGTGACCGTCTTTGTTGATGGAGAGAACGTATATTGTGTTTCT